AACCAGACCGAGACGGCAAAGGCGTGCCTTGCAATGGCTGACCGTTGGCAAAAGGCAATGGATGCTGCTCGCGACGTCCTGGTGCAAGGGAAGGGGACGAGTGATGGCGTTTGACTGGAACGAACCACTTAGTAGACGCGAGCTTTTCTGGGGGCGGTTCATGGCGATAACAGGCCTGCTTCTAGGCGTCCTAGTGGGCATCTGGATAGGCTTTGTAGTATGGGGGACGGGAGTATGAACGAGGAGCAGGATGAATCACCCGTAGCTGGTATGCCTAAAGTCTTGTATCTCGGCACCATGCTAGCTGCACAACGACGGCGTATCGCCGCCCTGGAGCGTGACCTGGCGCGGGTGCAGGAGGAGCGGGACGACTGGAAGCGCCGCACTCGCTGGCATAACGAGGTCAGGCGGGCAACGCTACGCCGTGCAGAGCAGGCTGAACGTGAGCTAACAGAGGCGCGGGCAGAGAACGAACGGCTAGTTAGCCAACATCGCAGCCCAGTTTACTCAAAACCCTGGTCATTTGAGGTATGTAAGGACTGCGACCGGAAGAACCACGTTGGCTTTCGGGTCAGTGACCGCATGTGGCAGTCAGTTATGGATGACGAGCAAGGCGTCCTTTGTATCGATTGTTTCGACTCGCGAGCCACTGCTAAAGGTATTGATTGGACAATTGAGCCGGTGGATTTCTTTCCGGTTAGTACAATTGCAAATCAGAAATGGGGCGAGATCGAAGCATCAGAGCCACAACGTCCTAATGACTACGACGCCCTCCTCCAGGTGCTGCGGGAGCTGTTAGTACGCCTGCTCATCTTCCTCGAAGCTGTGACTCGTGACGGCAACTCCGGCCCCATCATCGAACACACCCAACTTCATAAACTCCACGACATCCACTTGCCGGACTACCAGTGCGAAGCCTGCGAACTGGCGAAAGAGATCAGGGCTATGCTGGCAGCAGGAGCGTAGAAGGATGACGGACAAGACGGTGCGACTGATTCCGTGGGCGCTTGGGCCTGCCGGACTGCAGCTTACCGAGAAGGAGGGTGACACTTACACAATCACGGCTGTGCGAATTGCTCAACCATTAGTTAATCACCTCAACGCCCTCGAAGAACGGTGCGTCCGCTACGAGGCGGCGCTGCAGGAGATTGCTAGTCACAATATGGAAGATGCTTACAACATCGACATCGCTATCGCTCGCGCTACCCTTGATGCTGATTAACCTTTGCCCATGCGCCTGCGTTCTAATAAAGTGGAGGACTTAGAAGGAGAAACCTATGGACAACTACTCAAGTGCATTGACCGGAACTATCGCACCAGACATCGCAACGATGGAGACCTTACTCAGCATGGCAGACCAGGTGTCCGCCGCCGCAACCGACGTCGAGGAGGCATGGCGAACATTCTGCTTTGGCAAGAACGCAAGCCCGCCAAGCTTGCAACCTGAGCCACCCCCACCAGAGAACCGCTTTGAGTATTCGCGCGAGAGCCTCAGCCGCAGTGTGACGCGTCTGCGTCAGATGGCTGACAACATTCGCTCGCGCGCCTAGAAGGAGCAACAGATGAAGAAGTACATCCTGTTTACCGCTATCGCGCTGTTCGCCGGCCTCGCATTCGCACCGCCCGCAAGCGCTCAGGAAGTACCTGAGCGCGGGTCCATCACCATCGAACTGGACGCCAAGGGCAACACCCACGGGCGCAACTTCGACTTCCGCTTTAACCCTGGCGCGGACTTCAATCTCAAGGACAACGAAAGTGTAACCCGCAAGGGCCTGCGCAACGACGACTACGAAGTCCTGCTATTCGAGCGTGGCTGGGTCATCACTGATGTGGACTGCACTGGCGACAATCTGAGCGAGGTCTCCTGGGATGAGGCCAGTGTCAGCATCGAACTCAACTCCCACGAGGACATCGAGTGCGTGGTAGAGATTGACACCGAGGACGAGCCAACGCCCACGCCTACAGTCGCGCCCCTACCCACTACGCCGGTCCCGCCTGCACCAACCCCGCAAGTCCAGACCGGCTGCATCATCAACGGGCAGGCTGTCATGCTAGTAGGCAACGTGCAGTGTCCAGCAGCACCAACCCCCACGGCAGTGCCGGCACAGGTTGTGGCCGTGCAACCCGTGAGCCCCATACGCCCGCCTGCTACAGGCAGTGGTGGCCTATTGCCCGTGCTCGCAGTGCCTACCTTCAACGCCATTGGCGATGACGACTACGGCTACGACGGCGGTGGTAGCGGTTACGATGACGGCTACGACTGCTACGACTAGACAGCCGAGCTGACCTCGGCTAATATCTAAGCGCAGTCCTCCTTGCACTGCATGCTTCGTCCCATGAAGGCCCCCAGGTTCCGCGACCACCTGGGGGTTTTCATATCCCGTGAGATTTGGCTAGGTTTGAAGGCTTGACTCTACTACATCATGATGTAGACTCTAGACATGCCAGAGTACACCGAGTTCAAGTGGCCCATGCAGCAGGAAATCTATTTCCGTGGATGGAAGAGTAGGCTGCTATTTCTCTGGCATGGTCATGCCACATTGAATTGCCATGTCACAATGCGAACGACAGCGGAATCCATAGATATGGATTACATGTACTTCGTAACTACAATTACCCCACACAAAGGAGGAAGTGACTAGCGACCAATGGTTATCGCGCTGACCAGAATCATGTGTAAGCAGTGTGGCCACGGCTGGATGCCACGAGTGGAGAATCCAGTCAGATGTCCGCGCTGTGGTAGCTACAAATGGAATGCACCAAAGGAGTAATGAATGAACGATTTGCTAGCAGAACTCGACGCGCTTAGCCCTGAAGTCCTCGACCAGAACGAACTCCTGCGCAGCCGGCGCAAGCCTGAATGGGCCAAGGTTTATAACGAGTTCGAGGCTGACACCACCTTCAGTGAAGGCACTGGCAGAGATGGCAAGCGCCTGCTCGTGCTCAACTGGACCAACATGAACATCATCCAGAGCGACGTGCCCTGGACTGGCACCGAGGACTCAGACGAGTTCCCGGTGAGCGACCGTGCTAACTCCAAGATGGGATTCCTGCTCAAGAGCCTGCCCGCTGGTAAGAAGTTGAGCGACCTCAACAAGCAGCGTGTCCACTACCGCCAGGGCTTGTGGCAGCAGAAGGATGCGGCTGGTAACGTGCGCCTCAACGACAAGGGCTTCCCGGCCTACGAACTGTGGTACTGGGAAGTCGTGAGCGTTGGTGCAAAGGGCAGCAACGGTGCCAAGCCCGCGCTCTCTGATGAGGACTTCGAGGCGAAGGTGCCACTCGTGGTGGGATTGACCCACGCCGCCGCTATCGAGGCAGTGGGTGCGGACGTGATCTCGCGCGGCCTGCTGAGCAAGCGCCTGCGCCAGGTCGATGGGGTCTATGAGATGGTGAGCGCATGACCACCCTCAAGGGCACCGCCAAGTACAACAAGGCCAACGTCCTTAAGCAACTCCGTGAAGCTGAAGCAGCGGTTCTGCGCACCATCCAGACCCACGAACAGGCGCTAATCCAATGGCGTGAGTCTGCCCCACGCAAACTAGCCGGAGCCATCGAACAATATGGCGACGGCAAACAGGGCTACCATTCCTCAATGTTCAACTTCGAACCGCCACGATTGAACACAGCCTGTGCAGACTACCGGGTGCAAGGATTGAACAAATGCATCCTCCGCATTGAGGCTATGGCAGGAGATCGACAAGATGGAGCAATTACCCTTCGTGGAGATGACCCGCTGTGGGATTACGTCGGGCTTGCTGCCTGTCTATAGGGTGAACGCGTAGTTCACCACTTCCCCGCTGGGCGCAAGGAGACTTACGCTCGGCTGGGAGGGATGGGTAGTTATACCTAGGGTGTCGTCATTCTAGGTGAAGTAAGTCGGGGATGGACGCGTATGACGCCCGCCGCTGCACTGCTCATCTCGCCAACTTGGAGGGACGGCATACATGCTTGACGGGGGCTTGCCTGCCTCCCTCCAACTTAGACAAGGAACCAGGTAATGGCACGAAGGCAAGTTGAGCTACAGGTTAAAAATTGTCACGCGGTAGGACTGAACTTTACCCACCAAGGCCTACACGACCCTCACATCTGGCACCAGAAACGGCAAGTTGGCCAACAAGAGGGGCCGCAAGATTTCTTCTGCTACCTGTGGTGCCCTGGTGTCGAAGCAGTAGAAGAGGTCGTTTCTAAGTGATCACAGAGCCAGCACCCCACCTGCACTCGCAGGTTCTCAACACTCTCAAGAGCGAGTACGCATTGAGTGATGATGAGCGCCGACGCACGGGGGCCTTCCATGTGAGCGAGCTCGTGTACTGCCTGAGTCGCTCATATTGGAACCGCATAGACCCGCTGCCACCCAGCGATGACGAGACCCTACTCTGGAGCCTCGGCTACGGGTACGAGCGCGTACTCATCTCGCGCCTGCACATGGAGCCCATCGTGGTAGATGGCATCATCGGCACACCCGACTTTGCCTTCCCAGATGGCACGCCCGCGGACCTCAAGACCACCAGGATGGCACCAACTACTAGCCTTGGATGTGCCATCTGTGGGGAAAAGCGTAATGGTCACCCCGGTCGCGCAAAGGCAGGACATCCTTATACAAAGAGCGAGCCCGTGCCCTTCGTGATGCCGGAAGGCTGGGTGCGCCAGTTCAAGAGCTACAGGTACATGCTTAATCGTGGCGTGATATGGATGAGCACTGATCCTCGCTGGACTTTCGGTGTTGTAGTCGTCCACCTGATCCAACCCGACATTCGCGCCTACCTGCTCCACTTCAGCGAGCCAGAGCTATTCGCCCACTGGCAGTGGATGCTAGAACGCAGCAACACCCTGGAATCCATGCTCGCAGCACAGGACCCACAGCCCTTCATCCACCAGATGGATTTCGAGTGCGACCACTGTTCGCGTAAGCTGGATTGCCAGCTCGCACAATCATTGCAAGGAGGAAAGTAAATGAGGTACTTTCTCGATACTGAGTTCATCGAAGACGGCAAGACGATTGACCTGATTAGTATCGGCATCGTCTCTGAGGACGGGCGAGAGTTCTATGCACAGCGCATCGCGGCCAAGTTTAACCTTGCGTCCGATTGGGTAGGGAGGAACATCTTTCCATCCCTGGAGCATTTTGACGTAATCAAGTTTGGCCGAACTTGCCAGTCGGCGGGTGGTGACTTAGGTAATCGGTGCTCGTCATCATGTCCCTGGTGGTCAAACCAAGCGGAAGCCATCAAGAAGTTTTGTGATCCTGACAAGTACGGCAGGCCCGAGTTCTGGGGCTACTACGCCGACTATGACTGGGTCGTTCTGTGTCAACTTTTCGGCACGATGATGGACTTGCCCAAGGGCTGGCCGATGTACTGTCGCGACATCAAACAGCTTTGTGACGACAAAGGCAATCCACGCCTACCGGAGCAGGGCAAGGGCGAGCACCACGCACTTGCGGACGCGCGTTGGAACAAAGTCGCGTGGGAGTTCCTGCAAGGAGGAGAGAAATGAGCCGGGTGCATCTAATCCTGGGCGAAGCAGGCACAGGCAAGTCCACCTACGCCCTTAGCGGTGAAGGGCAAGTAGACTACTACGAGTTGGACATGGGCAGCTTCGAGCGCGCTGCTGCTGGCATCAACCTGAACGAGGGCAAGGTGTCACTGCATACCTACCCACCACCGTTGACCAACCTCATTGAGCCGGTCAAGACCAGCACCGTGAACCCCGCTGTGCCACTGAGTGTCCATGCCCTAGAGGGCTGGCGTGAGATGTTCTGGCAATTCGTGAAGGACTACCTTGAAGGGCTCAAGGGATCAGGCTACCCAGTATTCGACACTGAGACCAAAATGTGGCTGATGACCCGGCAGGCATTCCTCCAAGAAGTGCAAGAAGCTACCTCCAGCGAGAAGGAGCGGCTTAACTCATTGGCCTACACAGAGCCCAATGCCCGCTACGACCAGATCATCACTGCTGCCAAGGCGCGAGGCAAAGACCTCATCCTAATCGCCCATGAGAAGGAAGTCTGGGTGAATGACAAGCCCACTGGCACCTACACCCACGATGGCAAGAAAGAAGCGGCTAACCTCGCGGATGTAACTCTGCGCTTCACCATCCGCAACAAGCGCCCTCTAGCCACCATCCAGAAGGCAGGCGCAGGCGGCATGGAACTGGTAGGCCGTGAGCTTGTGTCACCCACTATCGCCAGCGTGAACGAGTTTCTTGACGCGGCTACCAAGATTCGCAAAGCTGGCATGAGTCTGCCAGACTCTAATGATGAGCTGCTAGAACTGGCGGCAGCGCTCTAGTGACTGCCAAGTTCCAGCCTGGAGACCTGGCTCGCGTAGGCGGCAAAGGCCGTCCCCTGCCAGCGTGCTACTGGTGGCTCAAGCGTGGCCAGATTGTGCGCATCCAGCGCGTCGTAGGCCGCATAGCCGATGGCCACCTGGAATACCAGCTCGCCTCCCGGCGTGGTAGGCCCGCTTGCGTCCTAGCCTCGTATGACCTGCGAAAACTGGAAGAGAGGGATCGGGCTAAGGGTGCTGGCAGGAAGGCCGCTGAGCGCGCTCAGATTGCTCTTAAGTAATAAGGAGCCTGCGATCATCTACCTCGATAGTCATGAGTCCGTAGAGTTCGAGCTCGCGCTCTCCCAATGTGTGGACGTGGAGCGCTACCAACTAAACCCTGACAAGCCTGACCTCTACTGGATAGATAGCGCTGGTAGACAGCGCGGCTGGGAAAACAAGCAGAGTGGTGAACTACTCGGCTCCCTTGACTCAGTAGAAGAACAGCTCACTCGCGAACTCGAAGGAGTGGACTACCTGGGGCTGACCGTGCGCGGCATCATCACTCCTACACAGGATGGCTACTGCCAGATCTGGCAAAAGGCGAAGAACAACCCGCGCATCTACGTGGCCGACCAGGTGTACCGCACGCACTACAAGAGCTATGCCGCCTGGACTTCGCGCTGTGAGGCCAACGGCATTGTAGTGAAAGAGGCGGCAGACCTTGCAGGGTTGGTGCTCCAGGTCGTGGCCGAGTACGAGAATTCGATGAAGGACGACTCGGCCCACCACACCTTCAACCGGATCATCGTCCTCAAGCAGCAGGTGAACGAGTGGGACATGGATAAGCGGCGTGTGGCCTTGCAGATCATGGGCTGCGTACCAGGCGTGGGTAAGGAGATAGCCCTCGCACTGAGCGACCACTTCCCCAGCCTCAAGACCTTGATGGATACGCTAGAGAGTGGCGCTGAGAAGGAAGTCGCGGCTATCCCCCTGCGCTTGAAGGAAGGGGTACGTGGTCGTACAATCGGCGCGTCGGCTGTGTCGGCTATGAAGAAGGCACTAGGGATATGAGCGTCGCCTTCAGCCCGATGGCTACTATCTCACTCCAGGTCCGCAAGAACGGCAGCGAGTTCATTCGCTTCCAGGCCCAGTGCCCAGCCCACCTCGCCAAGTCTAGCGACTACCAGGGCATAGACCAGACCGGCCTGCTCTTCCGCTGCAAGGAGACAGACAGCCACATGAGCCACCTGTTCCACGCAAAGGCTCCCAGGGACATACCACACACACCAGACCAGGTGAAGCTGTGGATGGATGCACATCGGACGGCACGAATCAGTAGCAAGGAAGTGAGGAAGCGAGGAGCATGAAGGTCGTACATTGCAAACGTGAACCCTACGATGTGTACATAGGGCGCCCCTCCAAATGGGGTAACCCGTTCAAGGTTGGCGCGGAGTACCAGGGCAGAACCCTACAACGCGGTGATGCGGTAGAGGCTTACCGTGATTGGCTGTTCTACAGCGACGAAGGACTCAGGTTGCTGGAAGACATTAACGAACTCGATGGCAAGGTGCTGGGCTGTTGGTGCAAGCCTCGTGCCTGCCATGGAGATGTACTGCTTGAGGCAGTGGAAGTGAGGAAACGCGGTGCCTGACCAAAAATGGCTCAGCCAGACTATCGAGGATATGGAAGCTCTGCTCATGCGCGAGCCCTGCGAGAACTGTCCTCAAGATGGACCCGAGCTGAGCGTGGAAGATGCGCGGCTCAGGCTCCTCCAGCGCCTCAAGGATTGCGGCTGGACCAAGAGCCGTATAAGGCATTATCTCAACACCCACTTGCCACTATCTGTGGTAAAGTAAGCAGGCCGAGGGTGGCTCGGCGAAACGGGAGAGGCTCACCAACAAGGCGAGCCCCTTCTGCTATCCAGAGCCACCCCACTCCAAGAGGAAACGGGAGAGACTACCTCAAAGCTCACCTTTCTGCTGAGGTTACGAAAGGAATCTACGATGGGAACTGAATATGCAATCGCGGAGTTGGGTGACTCACTCGGCAAGGCAATCGATGGACTCATCAAGGGTGGTGGGAGCCGCTTGGACTGTCACTCCCCCCACGGGTACGACTGTCGCATCTACTGGGTGAACGAGGTCCTACGTGTGGACATCTGTGGACTGCGCGAGAAGTCTCACACAACACTAGAGCCCGCCTTCAAGGTAGCCACTGCGCCCTTCTGGGAAGTGGTGCCTACCTACACTGATAGCCCTGACTCGGTTGGTTACCCCTAGCAGAAGAGCGAGCCTAAGAGCGTAGACCTCTCCCGTTTCTTCCCGGGGTGGGGTTCCGATGCGGCGTTAGCCGCGCGAAGTGCGAAGTTGCTCGACTACCCAAGTCACTGCGCTAGGCACGAAGCTCAGCACGATGGTGATGTACATGATGGTGTCCACGTCGTCCACACCCAGCACGCGCGCGATAAGCATAGCTGTGGCGCTGATTACGGGGGTCGCGGTCTCGGTGGGGCGGCGCTGCAAGATGTTAGGTCGCGGTTCTGTGGTCATCCTAGTCTCCCTTGTAGCCATTCATTGATCCGGTTGAGTACGTCGCGGTCGTAGGGGTGCATTGAGTCGCGGTCCCTGTGCCAGTAGGCCGAGTAGAGGAAGCCTATAGCGTGGGCCGCTTCCTCGTTTGTGGGCAGTGGTGTGTACGTGGGGTTGAGCGCGGCGATGAACTCACCCCAGGGGAACAGCACCCCTGGGTCAGACTTACCCACTCGCCGGCCCTGAGCGGTCTCCTGGTGGCCCACAAAGCCATTCATGGCATGGACGGCAGGCACACCGAAGTCCTCGACGTAGCCCTGGCAGACCAGTATCAGCTTGGCAATCTGCGCGTCCGTGAAGCCGTCACCCTCTACGCCCTGTTCGAGCTCTATTCCCCAGTGGGTGACGTTGTGTTCCTGGGCGTGCCATGCGCTGAAGTTGTCGGGGATAACACGGGCAGCGCGCCCGTCACGGGCGATGACCCAGTGGGCGCTGACCTTACTAGCAGGATTCGCGAACCAATTAAGTGTGCCCTCCATTTCGCCCGGGTTCATCGATATGCCTGAGCGCGTGGAGTGGATGACCACACCCTGCCCGCTTGGTGGCATATGGTTGAAGTGAGGGCTCGTGCTAGTCAGGTCTGGGGTGATCATGGATGTCTGTGCTCGCTTCTACAAAGTCGCCAATAAGGCGCGTGAGCTTGGCTATTGCGACATCGCGCGCTTGGGCTTGTGTGGTGTGCAGCTCTATCCAGCCGTTAACCTTGTCCATGTTAGCCTGCAAGTCGCGGCGTAATCCACCGACACCAAACATGTCCTGAATGTTCTGCCCTATCCAGTTGCGTATTCGCTCCACGCGAGGGAAGAGCATAGCGATGAGGGTGATAAAGCCGATACAGGCTGCGAAGAACGCTGCGAGTTTGTCCCACGGGAAATCGATGAGCGTTTGCAGCATGAAATCCACGCCTTACTTTAGCACATTAAGCAGTTGCACCGGGTACAACACGGAAAGTAATCGCGGCACTCTCTATCTCCTGCCAGTCGCTAAGGGTCGTGGTGCTGCGGGGCTTGAACTTGATCTGTGTGCGTTCAGGGAGCCACGCCATTGGCTTGTCGTAGCCCGCACCTAGTAGCCGCTGGACGTTCTTCGTGTTCTGTAAGGTCGCAAGCCGGTTAAGCACGGACTGCAAGGGTTCATGCTGCTGGTCGGCTGGCAGGATGAAGGTCACTTCCTCGTTAGCTGGCCACTGGCTGACGAAGGTGAAATTCACGGGTAGCAAGTTGGGGGTCTCCGCGCTACTCGCCTCGTGGTCGCCAATAAGCCGGATGATGAGCGTGTCGAAGGTGACGCCGGGGTCGAGGCTGCTCTTGATTGTGGAGTCTACAAAGGTCTCGGCTGCTGCATCGAAGGTAATGTCTACCTCGGCGCTGGCGATGGTGAGGTCGCGTCCCGTATCTACCAACACGCGCAAACTCCCATAACTCGTGTTGTTGTCGATGCGCAGGGACTGGCTTGTCACTTGGGTAAGCGTCTTAAGCATCTCCGGTGGGCCGCAGTCGAGTTGGATGATCTGTACATAGAGTGGGCCATCCTGCTTGACCTGTGTGGTGTTGGTCAAGTGCGGGTCGTCAAAGGGGTCAGGTGGTACGAACTCGCGGGCGACCGCGAGGCTGGTTGTACTTACCGGGATGACCCGGTAGGCGAATCCCTGCTGTGCGTAGTACGGGCACTCTGCCCATTGCAAGGTCTCGTTGGCCAGCGCGTTGCTCTTGGTTTGGAGCGCCCAACTCGCGTGCCACTTGCCGTCGAAGTAGAGCCAGCGCTGCTGCTCGCTGGCGTCGGTATAGGTGGTGTCTACGATTAGTACGTCGCCCACACTGAACATCTGCACTAGCTTGATGGCATTGCCACCGTGGTGGATGGGCATGCCGAGGTCACGAGAGTAGCCATCGCTGCCCACCAGCACTACCTGGTTGAACAGGTTGGACCGAGGGCCGCCACCTACAGCCACGCCGCCAAGATAGGTAGAGAGCAGCCCACAGTAGGACATCCCGGTAGCTGGATAGCTGATGCTGGCCACACCTACACTGGTGATGTCGAAGTAAGCGAGTCTGCGCTGAGAGGTTACGGCTGAGCGGTCATTTGCTTGCGGCACGAGGCAGGCGATCCTGCGCGTAGTTCCACTACTAGAGGTTATTGGGACTGCAATCCCGCCTGTGGGGAAGTCGAGTATGGTCAGCGGCAGATACCAGTAAACGGTGAGCGCCACGTAGTCAAAGGTGATCGCGTTCGCATCGAGGTTGGACTGGATGATTAGCCCAAAGCCGGGATTGTTGATGTCGTCGGCTGTCCAGGTAGTGCCCCAGAGCGTGGCCGGCCCGCCGTAGTAGATGGTCTCATCAGTAGTGCTGTACTCCAGGTTATTGCCCTGTTGCTTGTTGTCGCCTGTCGCAACAAATGCTTTGAGAAGCTGAATCGTCGTGTCGTCGGCATTGGCCGCAACGTTAGTCTCAGCTCGCTCTACTCTTGCCGTGATGCCGTTGATGATGGCGTTGCGCGGTAGGCTGAACCCGTAGCCATAGGTCCATATCTGGGTTGTGTTGTCGTCCGAGCCCGCGCCGGTCTGCCAGGTTGCAGTAGTGTCGCTGTCGTCAGTGGCGGTGAGTGGGCTCAGCGTAGTCGCGAAGTAGGCTGACTGTGCCGTGCGCTGGGTGTAGTTTCCCACTGCCTTCGTGGAGGACTGGAGCGTTATCCCGCGCTGGTACCAGATAGTCATGGACACGGCAGCAATGCTTACCGTGGTGGTGTTGCCACTCGTGCCAACCTTTTCAATGGAGATACCCACGCCAAAGTCTGCATCGTTGACGATAGTGGGCGTAAGTGGCGCTCCCCATGTGTCGTTGTACTCGCCAAAGACACTGGCATAGAGTAAGCCAGCAACTGGGCTGATGTCCGGCGTGGTGCCGATGGCCTTGTCCTCGCCAAAGAGTGCGGCATCAGCGTCGAACAAGCGCACACTCTTGTAGTTCCACTCTGACATGACCTCTGCGCCACCACTGGGAATCTTGGCCCAGACCATCACTTCTAGCCCGGTCACGATATCGGTGGACTGGAGAGCGAAGCCGAAGGTGTCCACGTAGTAGTAGTGGGTAGTCTCGTTGTCCTCCACCACCGCCGTGGCGAAGTTCTCAGCCGTGGGGTCAACATTGGTGAGTGTGATGCCGTTGCCAGTGTTGGACCATGCGACCGTGCCGATTCCGCTGTTGTCCGCACCTGCGCCTGCGAAGGTCTGGCTGGTCGCGTAGGTCGTAGCGGTGGGGTTAACGCTGGTGCTCAGGTCAAAAGGCGTGGGCATGGTGAGTAGCGCATCTGTCTCGTAGACATAGCCCACCATACGGATACCGCCAAAGATGCCGCTCATCACGTTGATACCCAGCTCTGGTATGGGGACAATCCAATCGCAGCAATCGCCGCTCGTGTAGGCGAAGATGCTGGCCCAGGTAATGCTATTCGCTGTGGGGTCGGTCGTTCCCTTGATGCCGTCAGTGGTGCCGTCCTGCGCGCCAATGGTGAAGTAGCGCGTGGAGTTCCATACGGCATCGGCTATCGCGCCCACGTTGTCGGTGATGTTGTCATTCGTGGAGGGCACGATAGGTATGGGTGAAGAAGTGCTCGTATCTTTGATTAAGTAAGGGCCGACACACATATAGGCGCGGCGGTCGTAGAGCAGGCCATGCACGCGCTTATTCGCGGTTACGTACCCGGAGAAGTCGGCAGTGATGAGCGATGTAGTCGTTGTCAGCTTGTAGGGTAGGGCTGCAATCCCAGGGATATGGCACTGGATGCCCTCATTGAACCAAACGTGGTGCTTGTCCTTGCGCCAGTCGCCAATGAGCGCCGAGTCCCACAGGCCACCGCTGAGGTCATCGATAACCAGGGTGTTGATGCCAACGCGCGCGTCGTGCTGGGCATCTTGGGCGTGGCGCGGGGGGAACTGCTCTACATAGCGCAGAGGGCTGACAGCACTGGCATTGAACTTGATCGCGCTGGTGCCTGTACCCCACTCGATACCGACTGAGGACATGGCGCTAGCCAAAGTCCACCCCTACATCGTTAAAGCCGCGCTGGTTGCGCAGGTCTTGCGGGGCTTGCAGGTTCTCCCACTCCTGACCATAGAAGTCGAGGTCGGCGATGGTGCCATAGATGCGGCCTATGTCGCCGGTGATGTAGGTCTCACTGCCATCGATAGGCACACGCTCGCGGGTTAGTCTGCGCTGGAAGGGCTGAGTCGGCGAGCCGGTGAGTACGCGCAGTCCTTGCAGGGCCATCTCGCGGGCACTGGGTTGAGCGGTGAGCAGGCGCACAGTGCGGATGCGGTTGTAGCTACTCACTAGATTCGTACCCCGCCACTGGACCCTTGCCATCTTAGCAGCGTAGGCCGCTCGGTCCTGCGTGCTAGCCAGCGCTCTTTGTACTCGCGCTCACCCAAGGCTTCGAGCTGTCGCCACTTGGCCACGTCCTCACCATAGCGCTGGCCAATGAGTGTCTTAATCTTTGCGGTAAGCACATGCGCCGGCACGACTGTGGTGCTGGCGTCGGTGGTGAACAGTGTACTCACGCCATAGGGCGCGCTGGCTGGACATTCCACTGTGAGCATTACAGGGTCTGTCCGCCAGAAGTCGCTAATCATTTCCACCCAGGCGGGGTTGGCGTCACCGTAGTGAGCCACCAGCCGGTAGTCTGCACCATCTCGCAGACTTACATAGTTAATTGCTGGCGCAACCCATTGGTTGGCACCCTGCGCACCCTGTCGCAAATCACCACGAGCGATGCTCTTAAGCTTGAAGCGCTCATCTATCCAGGTTGGTAGCTGGAACCAGTTTTGCGACTGCTTTACGAACCACATTGCCTGCACGTCTATCTGGTCAAGGTTAGTCGTACCCACAAACCGGCCAATGATGCCCTCATCATCAGTGGCGAGGTTAATCGTGCGCCGTGCGTAGACCCACTCTTCCTCGGTAAGCGTCACGTCGAGGTCGAAGGCGGTGCTGCCGTTGTCGAGGAAGCGCCAAGTCCAAGTACCAGTGTCGGCCTTCGCAATCATATGTGCGGTAACTGTGCCGCCTTGTTCTACCTTCATAGTCGTGGAGGTAGCTGTACCACCGCCTGCCGTGTCCGTGAAGCTCATAGACTGCGAACCCCAGAGCACCTGGGCCGCCGTGGTCTGCTTAGCAGCGGTGACGTTTGAGGTCGTCCAGCTCGTGGTACCAGAGTCTTGCATATGCCAATCGTCAGGCCCGTGGGCCAGCGGCACCATGCATTCAATAGGGATGTACTCCAGCGCGTCGTTGAACAGCGGGCGCAAGCGGGCGATAGGGATGCGCAACAGGTAGAAGGTTGAGCTCGTGTCCGCCGTGTAGTTCGCGCCAAGGTTGGTGATGGTGGCTGTGCCCGCAGAGACGGTAATCGTGCCTACTGGCCGTTCCTCGGTGTTATCGCTCGCATAGCCGAACCAACCTTGGAAGCGCGTAGCAGGGGTTGCTGTGCCTAGCTTGATGATCTCGGCATCAGTGGTGGTGAACGAAGTCGTGCCCACGTTTGCCGTGAACTTGTAGCCAAGCGCGCCTTCTTCGACGTTCATGGCAGCTATCTCGTCGAGGAGTTGGTCGAGCGCAGCGAGGAAGGTGGTAGTGGCCAATTACGCGCCTTTGACCTTCTTCAAGTTTGGGTTCTTGCGCTTGGCAGCGGGGCTAGCCTTACGTGCTCCAGCCGCTACAATCGCAGCGCCCTTCTTGTAGTTGCCTTTACCAGCAGACATCGCCGCTGCTTTGAAGCCCATACCCTTGGCCATCTAACACGTCCTTCCGTTGAGTGAAGCCACTCGGCTGGTGTCTAGTATCGAGATGAGTTTATCACCATCCTGGTCCATCCAGAACGGTGCAGGCGGCACGCTGTAGCCAAAGAAGCCGCCCAGTCCTGAGTCGGGGTCGCCGCTGATCATGCGCAGGTCCACCAGTGTGACCTTGCCGTCGAAGTTCAGGTCTGCCTTGAAACAGGAGCCGCGCGCTTGGTAGTCGCGAATCTCCTTGCGCACGTCGCCCACCGAGGTAGCGGCGATTGCGAGAACCGAAAGTAGCACAAGTCCAACGAGTAGCTTCTTCATTAAGCCGTCCTTTTCCATGCATAGACTACAAAGTATGGTGGCAGATGACTGGGGGCGTCGTGCGCTGAGTGAGATAGCGCAGTTACACCGCCTGCCGGGTTCTGGGTCGTGACGCCGGTAGTTGCGCTCTTTGTGCTCAGTGTTAGGTTCTCAAGAGTCCCACTCATCGAAGTATCGCCAAGAAAACCTGATTGGCTGCCGCTTGCTGTTGGATAGCGCTGCTCTAGATGCGCATGACCGGGATCAGTGACCGCGTGCGTGTGGTTGATAACACTGGTGTGATCGGAGTGTCCAGCATGCGTGTGCGTCTTGGCACCCCCTGTCTCCTCGGCAACATCGAAGGCCGCGTCGTCTGTATCCTGACCGACGAGCATCTTGCCAGCGGCAATCTGCGTCCAAGTGCCGTAGCCCAGCAGTGTCGCGGGATTCGTGCTCACCACCGCAAGGAACACTGCGCCCACAGGGAAGGCTTCACTCCCACCGGGATGCGTGTGGCTGGTGTTCGCCAGCCCCAGTGCCTCGTGAGTTGCAAGGTTCGGGTGTACATTAGGATGTACATGACCTGCGCCGCTGTAGATCATGCCCATCAAGCCACCTGTGTTGCTACGCGGTAGAACTCAACAATGATGAGCGCCTTGCCCGCTGTTGGCTCAGTGCCGCCGTTCACGTAATAAGCCTCGATTTGGCGGCTAGTCGCGTTGTAGCCAGCCGAGACGCCAGCCGTAACAGTCTTGATGCCCGTATTCGTGACATCTGTGGCCGTCGCAAGCGCGTCATCGTCAGCATCCCAGCCCACGCTGATGTTGTCCGTGCCATCGCTATTGAAGCCCTCGGTGACCTGAATGATTACTGTGGTCACATAGGCATCGGCAGGTAGCGTGCCGAGGATGGGGTTCTGTGCGTCATCTGCTACCCATGCAGTCAATCGCTCAGTGGGCGCTGAGCCGCGGCCAAAGCTATAGCGGTCGAGCGATCCCGTTTCTTCCTCGGCGATGCGCATAAGCTGGTTAGGCGCGGCCACGTCGGTCCAGGTGAGTGTAGTCTCGAAGGCGTAGGTATTGGCCCAGTAGCTGACCCGGCGCGTAGCCGAATTATTAGTGATTGTCATGCCGCCGCTGGTCACCTCGAAGCGGTTCTTGAAGAACGTGCCGTCGTAGGCTTCGCAGTTAATTGGCGTTGGCACCTCAATGGTGCGGTTGTGTTCACAGAGCCAGCCATCTATGCGGTCTGAACCAGCGGTGATTGCGCCCTCTAGCTTGATGCCTGAGTCATAAGCCGTGCCATTGATCGTGTTCTTGGCGACATGCGCACCGTCAGGCTTGGATGTTGTGGAGCAGAGTAGATGGATTCCCTCACCCGCGAGGCCGTTCTGGATGACATTATTCTCAATGTTGGCGTACATGCAGTCGCCCGCCGTCCCGCCGCCTTTAACCTGGATGCCAGCTACGCGGGTATAGTCCACGCGGCAGCGATAGACGTTTACGAAGTCTGTTCCCACGAAGAGCAGTCCACCTGTGTTGGCTGTCTGGTTGCTAAATCCGGTGAACCACAGGTCTTGCACGGTGACATGGTTAGTACGCGAGCTTGGTGTGGCCGATGTGAGAAAAGGGCTGGCTGTACCTGACTTTTGACGAAGTTGCGACTGCTGCCCTTCAATGATCATATTGCTGTAGTAGGTCAACGTCGTGAACACGTAGAAGCTGGTGGGTTGGGGAATAATTACCTTGCCACGTCCATAATCACTGGCCCGGTCAAAGGCGTCTTGGATGGCAAGCGTGTCATCGGTTACTCCATCACCCTTCGCGCCCGTGACCGTGAACACACCTGCGCTGCTATTCGTAAGGCCGTTGGCGTTGAGGTGGCCGACCTCACTACCGTCGAAGAGAAGCGCGTAGCGGTTGTTCGCCGCGTCATTCTTGAAGCCGCGATACCTGCTGCTCGTGGCCACTAGAACCGCCTTAGAAAGGTGCCGTTATCCGCTCTCCAAAGCGCTGTCATATATGGCGTATGGAAGCTGCTGGGGCCAGTATTGCCGTAAGTGTGCAGCGTGACCGCATCTGCGCTGGTCAGGTTACCATCGCCACAGGCGAACCAGAGGCAGTCTGCATCAATCAAGCGCGTCAACGCGTCCGAGTTATTGCCAATATCAGCTGTCGTCTGGGCGATTACAGGAATGGTAGAGTTCGAGGCTGTGGCGAAAGTCCCGCCATTGTACGAGCCTTTGACCTGCGTAGCACTCCATGCAGCGACAAAGGTGGCAATTTCACCAGTAACCCATGTGCCTGTGGGAAACGCGTCTGTACCCGTTGAGCGGCGCACGTCCCAGCCCGGCGTACCGGCGAAGACCATAATCCTGTCAGTTCCAGTGCCCCAGTAGAAGAAGTTGCTGGCGGTCGTTGGTAGAGCCGAGGCGTTGCCAAAGCCCATACGCATGCGCATCGCAACCCAGCCCTGTGTTGGGCTGAATAGTCCGGCCGTAGCAATTCGCACACGCGCAGCTGTTCGCGACGCTTGCGCACCATCAGTCAGTACGTGAGGCGTAGCCGCCGAGCCTGTCTCACACATCCAGCGCCCGTGATAGACCGTGAGCCCCTGCTGGCTGTCGGTCTCCCAGCCACAAGTCTCGGTGATGCCCAGCGCCCCTGTAGTCGCTGTCGTGCTGTACTTTGTCGGTGTCGCGGTCAGCGTGATCTGTGAGCCAAGCTGTTTGCCGCCTACTGTGTCTGAGATGTAGAGCTTGACTGTGCCCGTGCCACTTAGCCAACAAGAGAACGTGTACTGGGTCGAGCCAGCGCCACCGTCGATGAGCTGCGAAGTGCCCTCGGCAGTAGCAGCATTAGCCGTGACGGTCTTGAATCTGGTGGTGTCAGCCCCTACCAAACCGCTCGTCTCGCGCGTGGTCGTCGCGCCCACGTCGATGATACTCGTGGTGTTCGTCTTGGCGTTGGAGTTCAGCGCGAGGTTCGTTGCTGCTGCCCAAAGGCCAAAGGAACTGTCACTCTTGAGGCCATCGCCTTGGTCGGCTGCGGCGCGAATGCGGTCGGTGACTTCGTTACCACTGACCGTTAGCGGCCACTCGCGCATATGCGGGGAGTAGAAAACGCTCTGACGTGTTGAGCTAACCACTTAGATTGCCCAGAGCGTGATGGACATGAGCATATTGGCAGTTTCAGCGGTTTCCCCACTCAGGTCCTCCAAGAGCCCGTAGAGAATGCTGCCCGCTGGCAGGTAGCCGAAGGTAAGACCATCTACCTGCGCGCGCGACCAGACTCCCTCGTCCACCATCGCGGGAAAGGTAATTGCGCCAAGGTAGCCATCACGGTCCTCGGCTCCCATTGCCTTGGCCACATTATCATTCAGCACACTGGTTGAAGGGCTGGCGCTGAATAGGTGCAGCCTGTAAGACGCGGTAATTGAGTCCTCATTGCAGGTGATGTCGGCTTTGAAGATCGTTCCTGGACGGCTATCCGTTACCGCGAAGTTCGTGAACACCCAGGGCGAACCAGAAGTTGCGCTCTCGGACACGATATCGCCCGCCGTGTAGTTACCAGCAGCAGCGATAGCTTTGGTCACGCGCGAGCGTACCGAGTTGAGCGTAGTGCCGATAACCTTGATGGGCAGCGGCGTACCCTCGTCTACATTGACAGCCTCAGTCGTGCCATCAGGGACATAGAACAGACCAACTGGCAGCGCATGCTGCTCGTCTACAGGGCGAGCAGGTTCATGCTTGTGGTTAGGGTCAGCATCTTTATCGGCTGGCTCGTGAATCTTCCAGTACGGTACGCTCAACGGATTCTCCTTTCAAAGGGCGCAGGGTCCGCTTGCGCTAGAAGGTTAAGCCGCGTGAGACAACGGGTCGCTGATCACCACCATCGAGACGATGGCAAAGAAGGTCGTCGCCTGCCCTGATGCCCAGATGTTGAGGCGGGTGAACGTGCCAGGGTTGTACATGATCGGCCAGTTGCCAGTGTCACGGGCGCTCCAGTTGTACACGGAGTAGTGGTTCGTGCTGTCGTCGTCAGCGGTGGCAATGGTGACGATCTTGTCAATCTGGTGACGCATAAACTCAATGGCGTCGTCCATGTAGACCGCGCCCGTACCTGTGCCGCCAGCAGTGATGCCCTTAGTGGAGGTGGCAATGTCGGTGCGGTTGTTCTTTACCGTCGCCGTGTCCAGCGAGGTGGGCGTGTACGTGCCACCAGAGCCGTAGGCCGCAACTGCCTCGAAGAGCAGTGTGGTGCCGTATGCTTCCACGCCAAGCTGGATGTTGTACGGGATGGCGAGCGTGCCAGCAGGGACGCGAATATCCACGTCAGGCGTGGTGTTCACGTAAGCGCCGGCCGAAGTCGCGGGCGCGGTACCCGTGCCAAGGTTGATCGTGACGCAGTTACCAGCAAGCGCCTGGCGCAGGAGCCAGTCGCCGGTGAACGCTGTGCCATCCAGCATTCCCTTGAAATCGACGGGTGAAGTGGAGCTGCTACCCAGCAGTCCAGTAACCGGAGTTACTCGCATATCAGCCATTGATCTTTCCCTTCATACCCTGTGGGAGATTGCTAGCGGTTAGAGGCCCGCTGGCACTGCCTTTACCAACTCGTGCTTGAACCGCTTGTGACCCTGAAGGCCCTTTGCGGTAGGAAGCACTGCATCGCACTCATCACAGGCAAAACCAGTAGATGCAGTTGTGGTTACAGAGTTAGGTGACACCACATCAACCTGACTGAACCCACTCGTTTCTGCGAGTGCTCTCTGGCCAGCTAGTTGCATAATTGCCGCGGTCTGCTGCTTGCGGTCTGCGCGCTCTTCCTCGCGTTCCTTGTCCTCTATGAATTCCTGGAGGGTGGCCCAGGACTGAGGGTGGCGATGCTCGGCGTGTGTGCGCTTGCTGAGCCGAGTGCGCAGGTGCTCGGCAGGGCAAGGTGCAATGCTGTCCAGACCCGCCTCTTCGAGCAACCCGCTCACTCGCTCCTCGCTGTCCTCGGCCAGGAAGCAGCGCACGTTGCCCTCGCGAAACCTGGGCGCTTCCTCCTGGCGCGTGGTGAAGCGGTACTTGCCACCGCGCATCCGCTTGAGCAGCGCCGCCGCTGCCATGTAGCGCGGGATTTCAATCTCTTCACCATTCTCCATTGACCAGAGCTTGACCAACGTGCGCCCTGGGCTCCATTCCTGGAACAGCATCTCCTGCGAGTCGCCAGCTTCCAGGTCGCGGAGTTGGCCGCGCAGGTCACGCGCCTGTTCGAGTTGCTCTGCAATACGCTGAGCGGTCATTAAAGTTGTTTCCTTCCTGTGCGCCGTGCGCGTTCATCGTTGTAGCGGCGGTGGACTTCCTCGTGCGGGTACTCATTGCGCTGGACTGTCACCGCAGGACCAAAGCTGGACTTATTACGGATGATCTCGTGGCGCTGCTCCTCCTGGCGAATGATGTCCTGGAAGAGCGTGCTGGACTCCTTATGCTCGGCGATGCGCTTCATCCAGCGGTCGTCGTTGCGGTGCTGCTCACCGTGCCAGCGCATCAGCCCCACGGGGTTCTCTCCATAGCTGGGCATGAGCAAAGGCGGCATGTAGCCGTACTCGCTGGCAGGACCGAAGTCCTCCTCATAGCAGGCGATGGCGTCACCACGGATGACAAAGACTTTCTCCAGGATGCGCATCTGATCGCCAATGTCCTTACCCATGAAGCGACGCTCAGGACCACACCAGTAGCCCCAGCACGGCTCGTCGGGGTGAACCTTGTCCGCCATGATCTTCATCAGTCTTTCCCTTGCATCGCGTGCCCACAAAACACGCAGCGCTGAGATAGTCGGATGCCTGGTGAGTGTCCGTTAGCGCGACACCAGGTGAACCAGCCCCAGAGATGCTTAGCTAAAGTGAGCAAGGCCGTCCTCATCTACAAAGGCAGAACCATCGACAAACACATGACTCCCCTTGTCGAAGTAGTTAATGTTCACGGGGCCGCGGTAGCCGGTGACGAACCAGAGCTCGCCAGTACGCTCGTCACGGAGTCGCCAGTAGTCGTCGGCATTGGCTTCAGCCCGCTCCCGTGCGTAGCAGAGCCGCCAGTGGGACTCGCGCCCGTTGGGGAAGGGGTGGTCTGTGCCAACCTGACAGGTGGAATGGTCGTGCGCCGGCGTGATGTCGCAAGCGCCACCCTCAACGTGCGAAGGCGATACCCCTGGGAGGTATACATAGGCCGTTTCCCCCTTCACCTGGAGCAGGCAACGCACCATACAGCGACCAGAGCGCTCGGCATCCTGGAAGTCCCACTGGCCCACGAGCCGGTCAGCCAGCCACGTATCCGCGCCCAAGCGGAAGCGCATCTTGCCTGTGCTTCGGCTGTAGTCGAAGGCATAGGTCTCGATGGTGGCAGGCGGCTTAATTGCTAGCACTGGCCTTCTTCTCCTTGACCTCTTCGAGCGTCACGGGCGGCGCGGGCACGAACTCCCAGCCGTTGTCAGTGACGACAAGCTGGTCAACTGAAAACTCACCAGCCTTGAGGGACTTGAAGTCCTCGATGGCCTTACGCTGCCCAGCCTCCAGTGCCTCGATAGCGTTGAGTGCCTGCGTGTAGTTTTGCAAGAGAATCTGACTCACCAGACTCATTACCGGCTCGCCTCCAACACGGCTACTTTCTCGTTCAGTGCTTGCAGTGCGGCAGTGAGATGACCTACCGCGTTCACTGGGCTGAATGCCATCTTGCGACGGCCCTGCATTGCCCATGGCGCTTCCTCACCAAAGATGCCAACGAACTCCCCAGGAGGAGCCCAAGTGCCAGCAGGTACAAGATCAGGGTCGTAGGTAAAGCGGTGGACTGGGGTGTCTACGACAGTCTTGAGTGCTTCGCCCTTGCAGATAATGCCCAAGTCGTTCTTGAACGCGCCAAGAGAGGCAGCCGCCCAAGTCATCGTACCTGAGCCGTTGCAAGTAAGCTGGAATCCACAACAGGCAGCGTCGGCAGCAGGCAATGTGTAAGCGCCAGCAGCGGCGGCAGCCGGTGTGATGGTGGTGGTCCCTGAGGTTGCGCCTGCCAGGGTTAACGTGCCAGTACTGGTGCCACCAACACCGACCTGGAGAATGGCAGTCGCGGCAGCGCCACTGATGCGTACCTTCTCAACAGGAGAGCCTGCACCATCGGCAGTCGTCCAGAAGCGCAGGATACCCATAAGGTCATTCGCGCCCACGGCAGCACCAACCATCACATCGATGCGCGCAGCCTGAGTCTCGTTGTCGCCACAGGCTGAGTCCGTACCAAACCAGCCGATCTCGCCCAGGATTTCACAGGCAGCAACAGCGGTGAGTGAGCCGATGGCCGCATTGCCACCCTTGAGTAGATTGATGCTAGGCGCTACAGCCGAGGTGTTGGTGGCGTTGAACGATGCAACGAGCAACGAGCCAGTAGCCTTGTCTGTGCCTAGAATCTGCACTTCAGGGATGAGGTTCGTAGAGCCGTCGCCGTCAGAGATGGTCATACGCGAGGCGTTGCCGACAATGATGCCATCACTCGCGCCGGTGATGATGTCGCAGTTAAAGGTAACGCTCAGGGTATGGGTCGTCGCCAGGTCAAAGGTCGTGGCCGAAGCCGTGGAACTCATCACTCGCGTACTATTCACATAGGCTTCGAGTGACGTGTTCACTTGGTCGAAGAACCAGCCTCGATGACGCGGACTTGTGGGAGTGTTTTGCTGGGGCATTTGTGCCTCCTGTGCTGAAAGTCAGCACTTGAACAGGAGCTAGAGGGGTGATTGCTCACCCCCTTCACCCTACGTTAGTTACGCGGCCCAGTCGCGGTTGCCAACAGCGCCGAAGTAGTCACACTCCAGCAGCGGGTCACCAGTTGAGGAGGCTGCAAGGTGGAGATGCGGGAACAGGAGCGCCGTGCGGGTAATCGTGCCTGCGGGGATGGTAGCCACGAGCGTGAGCCCGTTGGAGTTTGCCATCGAGGTGTGACCAAAGTAGCCGCGGGCTTCACCACTGGGGTCCACCTCGACACGGGCGATGTACCACGAGTCGGCGGTGAGTGTGCAGCCAGCGCGGATGCCCAGCGAGCCCAGCGTGGTGGCGTTGGAGTTCAGGCTGGCAACCGCGCCACCACAGCGCACCAGTGCTGAGGTATCGGCCACACCAGTACTGGAGGACATGAAGCGGAAGTCATCGGTGGTCGCAGCGGTGTCGGTATAGAAACCAACTACTTCGCCGCCGTCGTTCGCCGTGAGCGTGGTGCCTGACAGCGTGAACGGATTGACCGTCTCAGTGAAGGAGATGGTCTCCTGGAAGCCACAGAACACGCGCAGGTCGGTAGCGGATGCTCCCTTGAACCGCGCCTCCATAACAAGAGTGCCGTTCGTGGAAGGCTGCATGGGCGAGCCAAGGATGGCGATACCATCGGCAGCGCCGGCAGCACCACTAAAGGACGCAACGCCACCAGACTCGTCCACCGTGAGGATGAAGTCCACAGCGCCGCTGATCGCCACTAGACAGATGTCGTTGTAGCGCGTGCCTGCCGTGGCGTCCGCAATGGACGCGGTCGCGGCATAGCCGTGGAAGTCCTCAAAGACCTGGATTTTACCGAATACAGACTGAATAGCCATTGTTTAACCTCGTGCGCTTTCTTCGCAACTAGTTAGCTGGCCGGAGCCGTGGTGTCAGAGACGTGGGCGTAGCAGAACACCTGCGTACCACCCGACGTGTTCTCGATGAAGCAGTATTCGTCCACCATCGAGACGACATCTGCGCCACCACCGAAGTAGATGTCACGGTCGCGCTCGGTCTTGATCGACATGCCATTGATCGCGATGACTCCCTCGCGAGAGTGGGTTGCACCACGGGCATTGGTCGAGGAGACGCCGGTGGGAGAGATGTTGCCGTCCTCGAAGATGTTGGAACCCACCACTTTGCCCTGGAAGCCCTGGCGGAACGTCTGCTCCGTCATGCCGCTGGGGATGGCGTAGGTGCCAAGCGGAGCCAACTGCTCAAGCTGAAGGTCGTAAATCTGGAAGCCGTGCAGGACGCTGAACACTTCACCCATCGTGGGTTCCGTGGCGTTGGAGGTCGCGTTCTGCTTGGCTGCCGCGATGTGACCGTGCGAGAGCGGGTTGCCAGTGCCGGGGGACGCGGTAGTCGCAAAGGTGGAGAAGAGGGCAATGTAGTCCTCGTCCTTCTTGCGCGCCATCGCAGCACCGGCCAGCGTGCCGAACTTCGAGGAGACAATCTTGGCGATCTTGCGGTAAGTGCGGTCGGTAATCTTCGTGATTACCTGCGTCATCACCGGCTCACCCTGGATCAAGGAGCCGCTGAGCTGCTGGAAGTTGCGGTTGTCCTGGGACTCGCCAATGTCCTGCGCCGCAATCTGCGCAAGCTGGTACTGAGTCCAGGCGAGGCCGGTGCCTTCCTGCTGCGAGCGCACGTCACAGGTGCGCATCCAAACACCGTCGTACTCGCGGACGATACGCGCGTCAATAACCATGTCATTGAGCGCATCGCCAAGGGTACTGGAGAGGACTTCTCCTACTGCCATTGGTTAATCCTTCCTACTGCGTGGCGGCACGGATGCGCTCGCGGGCAGCAGTGACTTCGGCAAGAGGCGTCGTGGCAACCCAATCTTTGTCCGCCAAGTTGCGCTGGTCTTGCGAGATAGACGTTGGAGAACCGGTAGAGCGGGCCTGTGGCAGACCTGTGCGCTGGGCACCGGGCTGAGCAGCCGCGCGCTTACCGGCGATGAAAGCCTTGACCTTCTCTTCTTCGAGTTGAGCCTTGGTGTAGCGGCCAGTAGTGGCCTGCTGTTCGCGGGCCTCAGTGATGCGGTCAAGGAGCGTATGAAAGTTCTCGATCTTGCCAGCTTCGTAGTCGGCGCGGATCGTCTTGGCAGCATCGCCCAGCTTTGAGTCCACGTAGTCAAAAGTGTGATCCCACCAGTCAGCATCACGAACCGTGGCTACCTGAGCGTGGTGAGAGTTGAAAGTCTCGACTACGCGGTTGACCGCATCCTTGTTCCAGCCCTGCTCCTCAGCGAAGGCGCGAATGGCCTGCGCACGCTGGGCGAAGGAGCGGCGGATGCCATCTAGCTGGACACGGGACTGGTTAAGGCGCTGCTGCTCCTCAAGAGTACGGCGTTCTTCCTGACGAGCCGTGGCTGACGCTTCCTCACGGACGCGGGCAGCATTGGCATCAAGAAGGGCCTGGGTGTCGGCGTCTAGTTCTGTACCAGTGGCAGCAGCTTCGGTGCTGGGCTCACCCTGAGTTGCCAGCCCCAGCGCGGCACGAGCTTCATCTAACTCGGCAGCATCGGGAGCGGTTTCCTGGATGGACTCAGCCTGGGTTGCTACTGGGGTGGCCTGGGTAACTTCGGCTACATCAGTGGTCACAAAGAAGCCTCATAGCTATGCGCTAGAGGCCCTTATGCGCGAGTGGGCTCGATGAGTTGCTAGAAGGATGTCACTTTCTTGCAGCGGTGACAAGGGGGCAGGGTTACACCATTGAGCTGCTGGATATTTGGCACGATGGCGAGAAGGCGCTTACAGAGCTGGCCGTTGGGCAACGTGCCGGTGCAGCGTATCTCGACCATGCCGAGGACTTTAGGCGGAGACTCTGTGGTCATTTGCGCTTCATACTCATCAAAACCCGCCGCGGGTCAAGGAGTTGCACTGGCCGCTGGGCTCGCGGGTAAGGAGCCTGTGGCGGTGGCTGACCCACGGGAGTGACATCCACACGCTCAGGGCGGTCGCCCTCGCCTATCACGGCAGTAGGATTACCCGTGCGCATATCCATAATCACCTGCGGGCCGGGAGTGGTGAAGGAGCCACCATTGGCCATCGCAGGCGCGTAACCCACACGGCGTGTCGCCTCAGCCGGCACAGGGTTAATCTGTCCCTCGCGACGCGCCATCGAGACCTCACCGAAGAAGTTGCGATCGGGGTTGTCCTCACCCTCGCGTCCAAGGCGGTAGAGAAACTGCTGACCAGGATAAGTCGGGTCTGCCCAACGACTCATTGCAGAGCCGAGGCCAGGACCATACTCCCGCGAAGTGAGCAACCACGGCGGAACCATGCCATAGTCGCGCGATTCGTAAAGCTCGCCGGTGTAGGGCGTGTTGAGCGGACGGTAGCCACGGTCTGTCAGTTGGCGCATGGCAAGCTTGTAAGGAGAGAGATTGCCTCCACCGATACGCTCGCGCGAGATACCAGACATGTAGGGAGGAGTACCCACGGTGAGTGAGCCACCTTCGGCCATCGGCTGAGCGCCCTGGCGCAGGTACTCGTCCAGCTGATCTTCTATATCAGAACCATAGCCATAGCCAGTAAGCGGGTCAGTCCCTGTGCCAGTAGACAAGCCCCTAAGTTCGGCCAAGAGGTCTGCCGCTCGCTCCTTCCGCATAGCGGAACGCTCTTCCATTGCAGGCTGGAAGAAAGCGGACTGGACTCGCGCTGGATTCATATCAGGATAGGCCGCTGACAGACCGGCACGAATTGCTCGTTGCTGGCCATAGGTCGCGTAGTCCTTCGCAAAGTCACCAGTAGGAGTAAGACCAGAGGCTGCGAGCGTCATCTTTACAGTGTCGGGGTTTACGTCAAAACTGCTACCCCCGCCGTAATCCACACGCTGCATGTAAGGAGTGCCCTGCTCGCCACGAAGTATCTGCGCATCTGTGCGTGGCTGACGAATGAAGTCGCCGGGGGTACTCGCAGGAGTATTACCAGTCGTAGCGGGCGCAGCACCAACGGGCGCTGGAGCATTCGGCGCGGCCTCATTCCCGCCAGGGATGATGCCAAACGCTTTCCACAATTCAGATACTTGCTGGCCACCCGTAGGCTTGGCTTGACCAGCGCCTGCGCCAACGCTATAAGGCTGCTCATTGAAGCGACGCTCACCACGCACTGTGTCTGAGACGTACCTAACACCTTGGCCAGAGCGCGGGTCCTCGATATACCAGACTGTGCCTACCTGATAAGTGCGAAGGCCAGCGGCTTTTGCGCGTTCGACAGCAGACTGAACATCCTGATCAGTGAGCGCGGCAGAAGCGGACGCAGGCAGAGCTACGCTGACATTAACTGGTCGCTCTAACCCCGGCACCTGCTCAGCAATAACGTTTCCAGCCTCGTCACGAGTGATGACCTTGCCACTGATAATCTGTGGCCTATCCTCCGCAGGAACAATTGCAGTGCCTTCCTCGGCAGGCAAATCCTTCTCAGGAGCACGAGTACGTGTGCCGTCAGGCTGCTCGATGTACGCGAGCCGACCAACATAGATAGTCTTGGGCTGCTTGCCCCCACCCACATTGCTGGCGATAAACTCTCTAACCCATTCCGGGTCCTCGAAGGAGATGCCCGTAAGTTCCTGGTTGTACTCGTTAAGCCTGCTCATTTAGCTTGCTCCACTGCATGGTTCAAGAGGCCGGTTAGCAACTGCTGAAGAGACTGAGACTGCAAAAGCTCACTCTGCTGTGCAGGAGTCAACGCTTTGAACTGGTCAGAGTCTAGCATTTTGCCAAGAGTGTCGTTAACTGGGCCGCGCACTCGGTCTCGCGAAGCAGTCACGGCCTTGGTAAGAAGGCGCAGTTTCTCTCCTTCGCCAAGCTCGTCCCACGCGTTAGAGTTCACCAGTGCGTTAAGCAATGTGTACGTGTTTCTGCCTGCGCCTTCCTGATAGAGATACTGCTGCTCGCGACTGAGCGGGATATTCGAGATGGTGTTACCCACGAAGCCGACCTCAGCACTTAACTCTTCCAGTGCCCTATCAACATCAGACTGGCTGGCAGTAGTGACGTTAATCGGGCTAAAGGGCAGGCCCTCACGCGAGGATTCCTCACCAAATGCGGTAAGCCGTGGCGGGACCTGTTGCGAGAGTCCAGGAATACCAGTCTTGAACTGCTCTGTCAGGCTCCTAGGGTCACGGTAGACCGGATCGGTGGCCTGCGTAACCTCGCGCACAGCACTGCTCGCAGGCACGAACCCGCTAAAGAGCCGTCCTGCAAAGCGTTCGCCATAACGAGATGGATTGTCGAGCACATCCAGAAAGTTACTCAGCCCTGATAGATAGGTCTGACTCGTGAGGTTGTTGCCCAGCGTTTCCGCCATCTGCCACGCAGCTTCGGTCGCTGACTTGTCCTTCCGGTCGCGCACGAACTCCACAACAGCAGCAAGCTGCGCCAAGGGCTGATTGAAGGGCTCAAGGCGCTGGTACTGAACCCACCTGTCACCCACACGGATCGAGTAAGGCTGCTTACCCTCGCGGTAGAAACGGTCTCGTTCGGCAGCATTCTGTGGAGCCGCGCCCGTGATGTCGGTTGTGCCATTTGCCACCATCGCCGCCATGCCAGCGCCAATGCTTGAACCAAAGGCAATGCGTGACAACTGGTCAGCGGCTTCGGGATTGCCCTTGGCAATGTTCGACCAGAGCTGACGGTTAGCGAGTCCAAGGGGTGAGCGCTCCAGGCCAGCGCCGAGCAGGTTAGCTGGCGTGCGCACGAAAGGAGCGACGTAGCGCAGCCCCGGCACGTTCTTCTGTGCCTGCATCAGGGCCGAGCCTATCTTCCCAGGATCATCGCGGAACAGCCGGTACTCAGCCTCGCGAGTAGCATTCTCGATGATTCGCGGCGTGGGCAGACGTTGCAACTCAGCTATGCGCTCCACAAGGGCCTGACCTTTGCGCCCTTCACTACGAGCCTGGCGAATGATCTCTGCTTCCTTCGCACCGTTGAAAGCGACTTCGAAGTTCAGTGCGTCGTTGGCTTCGTTAATCGTCGTAGGAGCACGGACAGCACGGCCAGTTATCCCCTTCTCGAAGGCGCGCACGGTGTCATACTTCGATGGCCCCATTGATTCGCCAGTCTTGAGAACCCGCAACGCTGAGCGAACGCCCTTGGGCAGACCTTGCGCCATGCCAACAGCATCGGCTGGAACCTCCTCGAAGAACCGCGCTGTATCTCGCGGAGCCCACGGCGCGCGGTGGAGCGGCACATCGATAGCAGCCGCTAGAGCGCGCTCGGGGAGTCGCGAGAGAGTAAAGGCTGTGTTGCCCAGCGCATTTGCAGATGCTGAAGCACTCAGGATCGAGTTCTGCCACCAGGTGAATACATGGTCTGCTAGTGAAGCGCGCGGAACTTCGGCCCGCTGGCCCTCCATGAGAAGCTGAGGAGCGCCTTCACGAGCAGGAACTGATGGCCCTACGCTAGGCTCCTGTGCCGCGCGATAGAGACGCTGCTGAGATAGAGATAAGCCTTCCGGTGGTGTAAGCGGTGGAATCTCTAATCCAGCACCTTCGCCCGTAGGCAAAACCTGCTGAAGAGTCTCATCACCAAGTCGTGGCTGCTGTGGCGGGAGCGTCTGACGCGGCACCTCACCACCAAAGAACGCACCTTGGCCACCAGTAGGAGGCGCTGGCGGCTCGCGCGGAGGCTGACCACCACCCATATCCGCCTGTGCATTATGACTACGCAACCGCTCTGCCAGTTCCTTCGTCGTGCCAGAATCATCTAACCCAGCATTACGAACAGCATTCTGGAATGCAGCCTTACGAACTGTCGTAGGATTACGGTCATAGCGGTTAAGCAGTGAGCCGATTGGCTCATTCACCACAGGGCGTGTAGTCTCGAATGGCGGCCTAGATAAAGGAGTTGAAGGAATCTCACCTTGCAGACCCGCGCTCACCTTGGCAAATGTCTGGGCAGCACCAGGGTCAGGAGTGACGTAACTGCCCACACGCGGCACTCCCTCAAATGGAGTGGCCGTCCCATGGAACATCTCGACTTCTCCAGGAAGAAGCGCTTCACCCTCACCCAGAACGCGCGCCCCAGGTCCGCTTATTACTTTGGAACCCGTAGAGCCCGCTAGCGACGGCGGACCAGGAAGATCGCCCAGTGCTTCGGGTCTAACCGCTAAACGGATAACACGCGGTTCAAAGATATTCTCGCCGGCGGAGAATATGCGCCCAGGAAAGGCGGCTATATTGCGCGCCCCACGGCCTATCTCACTCATGAAAGGCAAGGCCGTGAGCGCCAAGTCGCCAGCGGTCACAGGAACCTGAGTCTCACCGATGAACTGGCCTATGTCGCCAGCGATGCCCACGGCCTGCTGAGACGGCGGAGTGTAGCCTGAGGGCGTGGGAAAGCGCGGGTAGACTGCACTCGCTAGATTCTCCAACGCGCTACGGAATGCGCCACCCACGGCAGGCTGGACAGTCTCGCGAAGGAAAGGAGAAACACCGGGGATGTCTGTGTTGTAAGCGTCCATCAGCGCTGGAGCGATGTTCGCCACGCCTACATAGGCGTCAGGCGCATCCCCAGGTCGCAGGTTCGGGTCATTGCGCAGGAGGAAGCGGCCGACATCACTTACGTAGCCGCCAAGGTCGGAGAGAAACCCGCGGATACCACCTGGTGAAGGGGGCATGATGGGCGAAGGGAGCGGCTCAGCACGTGCGCCAAACCTGGCACCCTGGTATGGGTCAGGCAGGTCTATGCCCGGAATGTCCGTGAGGTCAGGCGCTATCTGGCCCAACTGCGGGACTTCAGCAGGCTGAGAGACACTCTCCCAAGAGGCACTTAGCTGCTCAGGCAAGGGCGCATAGGGTCTCTGCTCAGCCGTAGCCGAGCCACCAGTCATCGGCTCTACAGGACCGTACCCATCTGGAAACGGAGGGCTGAACCTGCCACCATAACCACCATAGCCCTCTCGTGGCTCAGAGCCGGCGCCACTCAGGGGCATATTCCACGTCCCTGGACCAGACCCCCCCTTATCTATCGCTGGGTCGTAGTTAGGCACTTCCAGCCAGTTACCATACTGGGGCTGCGGGCCAAGGTCGTTATATTCAGGCTGCTCGTAGTCCTGGAGCACGGGCGCACCAAACTCTCGCCAGTCCTTTTCAAGGGCGAGACGCTTGCGTTCTTCCCAGTCGTCTAGGAGGTTCACGTTACAGGGTCTACCGACTCCCAAGAGCCATGAATATGCTCACGAGCATGGAGCGCGAGTCCAAGTGAAGCCATTGGATGCTGTCTGTCCCATGCGACACTATTAGTAGGAATGTCCGTGCCGTCATCATCCTGCCACTCATAGGCAATGAGATAGGCGTGAATTCGACCAGACTCGTAGCGACGGACAAAGTTGCCCAGGTCGGCGGCTAGACCCTCATCTGCTTGTGATGCAACCTTATCCCACTCGTTCATTCGACCCCTCGCACGAAGCGCAGGTAGAGCCGGCGCATGTCAGCCTGCATCTTGGAGAACAGCCACGGAACTTTGATGAACACTGCCCAGGGGTGAGAGAGTGGCGGCGGCACAAGACCCAGCTTAAAAGCCTTGATATAGTCGGGGTCGAGAAGCATCTCCAGTTCGGCAATACGGCCAGCTTCGTCCTCTGGATAGGCGGCTACCAGCTTGAGCATATAGTTGCGCAGGCGCGTCTCGGCACTGACGTCTATCCCCGGCGCGATTAGCAACTTGGGGAACATGCTCTCGAAGCGCGCCCGGTTCTGCTCACCCATCTTGGCAATAACTCTACGATGTATCTCTACCTTCGCCTCCTCGGAGACGGCAGGCGTAATGACTTTGTAGAGCGCGTTGAAGGAGGTCATTAGCTTAGTGGTACTTCATTCATATGTCCGCATGAGGGACACTGCAATAGCTTTGCAGATGCCGGATAGACAGCCACCCACTCTTTCGGGCAATAGTTGCACTGAACTAGCCCCGAAATCCAGCCTAAGTTGCGCACTTTCTTGGCCACTAGCGCGCTACTTTCAACATCTGGCGCAGTTTCTCACCCTTGCGCCGCCCAGTCTTAGAATGAACCTTGCGGTCAATAGGGCGCTTGTTCTTAGGCTGGAAACGACGAGCCTGTTTACTCATTTAGAGAGCTCCCGCACCTGCGCTGGTGCCGCCCGTGGGCTGCGAGACTGGCGGCGGGTTCACATTAGGAGTAGGAGACTGGCGCGGCCTGCCAACGGGCGAGACCGGCGAAGGCGGCGAAACCACCGGCATAGGCGTGAGCAGGCTGGGGTCGATGTCCCACATCTCCGCGAGAACCATATCGATGGTTGCCTGGAATACCTGGTCCTGCTTGGGCTGAAGGAGTTCGCGCTTGCGCTCTTCCTCCAGGAGCTCCATCTGGCCCTCGACATCATCGAAGTCCCAGAGACGCAAGACCTGGAAGGAATCAAAGACGCCTGCTTGCTTGCCCTGAATGGCAGCCTGGCGCTTCTTCTCCTTGCCCTGGGGAGTCTCTTTGCTGGTCTCCAGGTAGAGACCGAAGTCGTGAGAGAGTTTGGAGGCGGTGACATAGACGCGCTGGTTGGACTTCGCACCGCCGCGCATCGTGTGCTCGTTGCCCGTGAGAGTCGCGTAGTAAGGAGTCTCCGCGTCTTTAGGAGACTGGTAGTCACGGAGCCGGATGGCGTGCCACTGGTCCTCTTTGCACTTAAGGATGAAGTCGTCAGTCTGCGAGAGCGGCCAGTCGAAGGGCAGGTGGGCCTGCTCCGCGCCGATTACGTTGGCAGTGCCAGTGCCTTGCGCGGCCTCGGTGAAGTTCTCACCCCGGAGCCACTTGTTGGGCTTGGCCTGCTCGAACTCCAGCTTGGCCTCGTCATAGACCTTGATCAGGAGCTGGCTGGCGTTTACCGGCCACTGGTAGAGTTTGCCCTTGGAAATCGTAATCTCACCTGAGTTGGTCTCAGGGACTTGCATCACCGGACTCTGCCAGAACTCGTCGGGCAGGCGCGGGATGGCCTCCGTGGGGATGGAGCTGGCGTCCAGGTAGACCCGCTCCGTGGAGGAGTCGCGGTTGGCCAACGTGTGCAGGGTGGCCTTGGCCCAGTTCATCACCGTGGCGGCGACAAAGAGCTTGAAGTTGAGCGGGCGGAAGTAGAAGTGCGGGTCGGCAGCATCAAGAGCGTTCGTGCGGCCCGCGATTAGCCGTAGTGTGGGTGCATGGCGGTAGGGGAGCGTGTACTCGTGAACCTTGAGACCACCTGAAGGATTCGCCGTGGTGGAGTTGCGGATAACCTCCATGCCACTCCACAGCGGGTGATGGTCGGGACAGATGGGACAGAGGTTGTCCCAGTCGCGGTACTCGCAGATTGTGACCCGGACTTCGCGGCTCAACTGAGATGAGGTATCAACCGTGACATCTTCGCTTAGCCAACCCAGCTTGCCGTCGTTGGCAATCGTGGGGTAGTAAGTCGTGCCCGCGTCCTTGTCGATTTGCGTGCCATCCACCGCGTAGTCCTCGCGCGCGGCAAGATAGGGGACTTTGTAGTCGTAGACGATAGCCTGGACCTGGTTGGAGCGCATGATTGTGCCGCAGGCAAGGTCGGCCACGGACTCGAAGTACCAGGGGTGAGTGCGCTTCTCCAACTCGGCCTTGCGCTGTTTGAGGTCGGTGGTCTCCGGTTCCGGCTGGTCGTGGCAGAGCATGCGCATCCACTTGAAGCCATAGCGGGCCTGGCCGGCGGCGATAGCGCGGTCTATCCAGCGACCCTGGTTCTCGATGTCCCAGGTACGCGCGGCCCAGAGAACCGCGTCCTTGGCGTCATGCTGAGCGTCGCCAGAGAGCTCCACGGGCGAGGAGCCGAACCGCGTGGGGTTCATCGTCAGGATGTCGATTACGTCGTGCTCGCAGTCCTCAAGGTCGGCGGTCTGGTAGTCGTCCAGCTCTGCACCCAGCTTCGGGTTGAGTTGGGGAGCGTAGTGGCGGTGGACGAGCTGGTCGTACTTCTGGCGCTCGTGACGCGCCGTGCTCCAGAGGTTGTTGACCTCAGTGAGCCAGGAGTCTAACTGATAGTCTTTCAGCATCTACACGCCACTATACAGCCGAGGAGTCACCGCGCGTCTAGCATTGAGCACCTTCGCACTCGCTGGTAGAGGACGCTGGCCCTGAGCTTCCATGAGCTCTTCCACGGCGTACTCGGTCGCTGCTACCCGGTCCTCGGCGATACGCACGGGAATTAGCTCTTCCATAATAGAAGATTCGCGCTTCTCCCAGCGGTAGAGATTAAGCTCGTTCCAAAGTTGCTCATTGCCGTGGCCATCCTTGACAAGGACGAGCGTGGGCGGGCTGGAGTTGAACAGCGTATCCATCATGTCGATACGCTGCTTGCGGGTGCCGGGGCCACGCTTTGCCACCTTGCCGCCGAGCTTGTGGCCGAGGTACGCCTGGTTGGGGTCTACGCGGATGCGCGTGATCTTGAAACGCTGCATCATGCCGCGGATGGCGGCTTCAAGCTCGGTGTCGTCGTCTGTGACGTGGCACTCGCGAATCCACCAGCGGCCCGTGGGACCGATTTGCACGGCCACTGCCGCCTTGGGGTGAACATCGCCATAGTCCACACCGATGGCGCCCATGCCCCACTCGTGCGGGAGAACGTGGCATTCCTGGATATGAGCTTCGCGAGAGAGCGTGTAGATGGCGTTCTCCATTCCCTGCCAGTCGCCAAGGCGGAACCGGAGATAGTTGGAGCCTTTCTGCCGGTCCAGCTTGCGCAAATAGGCTACTCCTTCCTCGGTAGGAGTGCCATCAGCGTTGAAGAACTTGGGGTTGTCCTCGATCCTGGTGCGGATACGGTGAGTCAGGCCGTCCACGCAGCGCAGGTTCAGCCAGTGGCGGTCGAACGTGGGGTTACAGTCCATCCAGAGCTGCATGACCCTGATGTTCCCACGGCGCAGGCGGGTAGTAATTTTCTCGCAGTCGTCCTCCGTGCCCTCGGTCGCCTCATTGAAATAGGCCCAGTCGTACTGAGAGCTAAGCACCTTGTCGGGGTCGTCCATGCCGCCCACGACGATAGAGGAACCATTAGGATAGCGGTAGCCGGCAGGCTCAGACTTGGAGCCGCCAAAGAACTTCACGCTGTCAGCCGGGTGGAGAATCTCCGTGTTGAAGGTGTCGAGGCAGGTGGAAGTCAGGTTCACCTGATACTTGCGGACAATGAGACCCTTGGTGCCGGGATAGCGCAAGTTGAGCAGGTGGGCGTTGGTGAGGATGGTGTAGGTCTTGCCGGTGCCTGAACCGCCTTCGAGAAGGACTTCATCTTCGAGGCACTGCATGAACTCGGCATTGCCGCCACGGAACTCCAGACGGCGGACTTCCTCACGAGGGGGAGCAGCGGTAGTCACCCTAGCCTCCACCCTGTTTTAGACCGCGTACCTAACGGGTTGCGAATTTCAGCGTCGTAACTGTGAAACTCCTCGTCCTGCTGTATCTGGAAGTCGATAGGCAGTCCTGTAACTTGACGGCCCCAGAGCGAGACGGCAACGTTGATGGTACGAATCATCAGGTCAGAGTCGATGACGGTCGGCTCATACTTCAGGCGATTAGGGGCGAGCATCCGCACATCTATATCGCGCCAATGATCGTCAGCGCGGGCGACGGAGCCGACGAGGTACGGCGTTTCGCCAAACGCTTCTTTAAGCTGCCTGCCCCACTGATCGAGCAGGAAGATGTCTTGTGGCCCGAGTGAAGTCGCCCTAGTCACTGGGGAACCGAGTGCTCCATCGCGACTGTGAGCATGCTGACCACGATATCCTCGCCCATCTCGGCAACCAGCGCGTCACGAATCTGGCCAAGGATGCGCAACTCGCGAAAGGCGAGTTTGTCAAAGGAGCGGTCAAGAGCCGCACCTGCGTAGACCGCGCGCTCACACCAGAAGCCGAGGTCGAGAATCTGGCTCATGCGAGCGTGGTCCTTGGTAATTCCAGCTTTCCACAGGCGCAGGTCACTAACTTGCGCTGCCGGCTCCTGCGCGGAGTAACCAGTGTTACACAAGTCTGGCTGGTGCTGGTGATGCTGGAGGAGTAGGTGCGATTGAAGGGCTCGCGCCAGTCGATCTCTTGGCCCCACTCGTGCGTTGCCCAGTAGTAACCGCGGGGGAGAGTGTCCATGATCACGCTCACGTGAGTAGCTTCGCGAGTACCCAGATTAGCGCGAGCCAGAGGAGTACGAGCCAGAGTCTCATTTGCGCCCGAGTATACACCTACTCGCGCGAACTGTTAACTTGACAGAGCCCTCTACACTTGGGCGGAGGGAGGGGCCTCGGCCCTCAGCGGAGTCTGGCAGACTACCAGTGTATGCATTATGTCTACTAGCCTCCAAAGTATTTCGAGGGGAAAGTGCCAGAGACACCATTTCTTATACTATATACTATAGAGAGTGAAGAGAGGGTAGCTAACGTTTACGTATACGTAAGTAGGGAGCGGGGAGCCGGGCCGCGAGCTCGCGATGCTAGTGACTCGGCAGTGTGATGTTGACTTCGCGGATTAGCACCAGGTTACCGGACCCAGTGTCACCAGTGCGCGGCAGCTGGCCTAGCTCTTCGGCGATGGCGTGCAGCACAGCGCGCTCTTCGCGGACCACGGCATCATTGAACCTGGTAGTCTCACCTACTACTTCGCCGTCCTTGTCATAGCGCACGGAGCGCTCGGTGTACCCATGCTCCGCTTTCCATTGCTCAATCTCAGTCGCGGTATCGTGCAGTCGCTTGAGTCGGCGAGACTTGTTGCCATACCCGTAGACCTGCACGTTAGCTTCGAGCTCGGCCAAAACCGAATCTAGCCGGGCTTTGAATGCAGGATGGGCGCGAGTCTGCTTAACCCATGCAGTAGAGCGTTCGCATGCCACCGCTACTTGGTCGAGTGATGCACCCTTGTCTGTCAGGTCGAAAGCCTTGATGCGCCGGCGGGTCCACCACCGCGGCCATGATTGGCTAGCAGGTGGCGCGACTTCGGCAGGTTCGACGGCGTAAGTAGTCACTAACCTAGCCTAATCTGCACGCGAGGCACACGTCAAATCCCCAGATTTACGCAGGTTCGCACCCTTGCAAGTTAACTGCACTTGCTATATTCTGTAGGTACTTAGAGGGAGGGAAGAGCAATGACACTCCTAGACTTCAACAATCCAGACACGTTCGAACCCTACTTCACGGAATTAGCACGTGATGCTAGTGACGAACAGCTACGTGCTACGTGCCGAGTCGCCTACGAACGGCAACAGGACGGAACACTCAATGACTACATACGTGCAGGCAGAAACGCCGCTAACAAGGAATTGAGACGGCGCGGCATCAACGCCTAGCCTCTCGCTAGTTGAAGGGGGAAAGAGCAATGACACGGCTACCGAACAGTGAATTCGCAGGCTACGCACTAATCAGTGATGCAGGTTTCGGCAAGTACGACGACCGCACAATCGCTGGCATCATGGATGCGCTACTCGATGACCTGACACTAGCTGGCGTTCTCGATGCGCTGGCAAGCGCTTGCCGTGAAAAGGCGGAGCACCTTCGCTCTAACTGGCAGGATGAGGCAAGCGCACGCGTTTGGGATCGTGAAGCTCGGCAGATTGACAAGCTCACAATGCGGCAAGTCCGCACATTCTAGCCGAAACGGGCTCCGGCCCGTCGCGCATGATTGGTCACATGCGCCTGATGAAGGCAGACCACACACACACAAGGAGACGACTCAATGGCGCACACATGGAAGCCTAGCCCCATCCAAGCCAAGCACATCGAAGTTAACCGGATTCTCGCGGCTGCGGGCTGGCTGATACCTAACAGCCGTAAGGGATTGGCCGTCCACGTCTACGACGGTGGTGAGCAAATCACCTATCGCTTCGGTGAAGGTGAACGCAACGCGATGTATCGGGCATCACGGGCTATCACGCCAGACGAAGCACGCAGGATAGCTCGCTCCTAAACCCGCCCATTGACAGACTTAACCACGCGTGCTATATTCTAGGCACACTGAAGGAGGAGAGATGACAATGGACTACGAAGCAATCGACCGCGAGATGAGCAAATGGCTAGTTTCCTGCACGCGTGGCAAGGTGAGGTTCTTCCTCACGCCCGAAGGCACCGCAACGGACAGGCTCGACCGAGCTGCCCGCTTCAATGACAGGGATGCAGCCTTGAAGGCAGCACTGAGGGAGCGCGAGGACTACGCGTGGCGGGGGATGTTCGCATGGGAGCCAGTGTCACGCCCGGCAGCATCCATCACGAAGTAAACAGTAGGCAAGGTGCCTGCTAGTAGCGCAAGGAGAAACGAATCATGAAGGCAATAACCTGCAAGTACAAGGCTGATGCGCTCAGTCTGATTCGCCAGCACGTACTCAATACCTAGTCTCTCGCTAGTTGCGAGCCTCACAAGATACTCGCGGCTAGAGGGTGACTGAGTAGTTACCTCAGCAGTGCAAGGGAGAGAACGCAATGACGCCACGTATGTACCACACCAAGGCCAAAGCTCAAGAGTGGGCAGCACAGATGCGCGAAACCGGCTGGCCTAATGCGCGAGTGGTAGCTGCCAGTCAGCTAGACTCTGACTACCTTAGCTATGGTGGTGATGAGCGCTGGCTAATACGCGTAGCGCCTGGCGCTTACGAGCTGGACGACAGCACGATAGGAGTGCCACGATGACTAGCGCACGTGACACCTGGCGGGCAGCAAGGGCAGCTCGCGACGAAATCTGGCAGCGCATGTCTGATCGGCTCAATGAGCTGGACCTCGCAGGTTACGACGCCCTCAAGCCTGAATACGACGCGGCCAATGAGCGTGAAGATGCGGCTTTCAAAGCCTTCATGGAGGACACGCGCCGCCTTCATGACTATCTCGTAAGTATCGGAGACCGGCTAGACGTGGCCGCGGCGCAAAGGCTCATCGCTCAACACGAAGCAGACGAAGCAAGCAAGGAGTAGTGACCACTATTATGAATATCAACTTTGAATCCTTCCTCCCCAGGTATGAAGAGTACATCAAGCGCGGACTCTCGCCTGGAGTAGGTGAGCGCGATGGGCAGATGTGCATTGAAGCCGTCGTTTGTGCCGCGCTGGACCTACCCCATGGGGATAACCCTGAATGTGTAGCTGATGCCGTGCGCTCGTACAAGATCGGACTCAATGATGCAAATTGGAGCTCGCCAGAGGCACGGGCTGCTGGCCTACACGACCTTGGCATCGCTCAGGTAGGGTCAAAGGGCGTAGTAGATGACACTGAGTTCGCCCGCCTTATGCAGGAACGCACGATTCGCGTGCTAATACCTACGCTCTTTCGTGAGTTGTTCCCTAACCAGCCTGAACTACTGGCTGCTGCTGACCGCTGTGAACAAGAAGGCACAGCAGAGGCGGCAGGAGGGGCGGCATGGGCGGCAGTAAGGGCAGCAGAGGCGGCGGCAGTAAGGGCAGCAGCAAGGGTGGTAGAGGCAGTAAGGGCGGCAAGGGCAGCAGGATGGGCGGCTGAGGCGGCAGGAGCGGCAAGGGCAGCAGGATGGGCGGCAGGGGCGGCTGAGGCAGCAGCTGGACACACAAACAAGTACCTCCTGCTCAGTGCATCTCTCGCCCTTGAGGTACTGCGCGAGCTTGGCAGTCCTGGCTGTGCTTACGTGTGAGTAGTGACCTCGCAATCATCCTCGTGCTAGTAGGGCTGGTAGCCCTGGAATGGTGGAGAAAATGACCACGATTGCTGACATCAAGAAGGCTGCGAGCAATGCGCGTCGAGTTGGTTACCAAATCAACAAGGAAAGTATGACTCATGCTGAAAGTGTAGGAATTTGGCTGCGCGAAATCATGCTGCTGGAAGCGCGCATTCGTTCTTATGCCCGCGAGCACGGGGTTGGGTCCATATGACCCCTCTCCTCTTCTGCATCCTCGCCATACTAAGTACCGCGTTCGGCCTGTACTGGGCACTGGGTCCGTGGCATGAGCCTTAAGCCTTACATCAAGCCCACTGAGACCGGCCAATACTGGGTTATCGTGGGCAACTGGGCATTCCCGTACTTCAAGCAGCTCTGCAACACAAAGACTGAAGCACGAGCGCTCATGCGCTGGCTCAAGAGTGCCGGCAAATGAATGATCTTCACGAGCCGGCAAGTTTCATCCACCCGCCTGTGAGCTACGATTTGACCGACATAGACCTGCCACGCCACTGTGACCGCTGCGGTGGCTGGCTCCCGCTAAGTAATAAGTGGGAGGTGGAGCAGGACGAGGGTAAGCTCGTGACCTACTACCAGTGCGTGAAGTGCGGCACTATGAACGTGCTGACGCTGGCAAATTGGTGCAGGTGACCACGGACACGGCTTCATGCAAATAAACGCGCTGAGCAGGCTGTACGTGCCTCACAGGGGTATCAGAGAGGGGAGCTATGAGCATGAGTGTATGGATAAGCAGTCGCAAGAACCCGGATGGCACCATCGAGAAGTTCCGTGCTGAGGACATGGGTGGATACATCTGCATCGAGCAGCTCGATGGATTCCAAGGCGATGAGGGAGTAGCGCATCTCCACTTGCCAAGAGAATCATTCCTGCGATGGGCGCGAGCGCAATCAGTACCTCGGCGCTGGAGATTGCCATGGCACGAGTTGCAGGCTTAGCACACTGGACCAACACACGTGAGGGTCACCGTCCCTCCAAGACACGCATCGGGCCGACGCATGAGGTCCCTGCTGGAAGGAGCGCCTTTGGTAAGAAGCTAAGGAACAGGCAGAACAGGCGTCGCTCACGGCGCAATATGAGGAGGACATTGGGATGAACGAGAAGCTCCACGAGAAGGGCATTACCTACACCCATGAGCGCTGGTGCCAAGGCTGTTCGGCGCAGACTGTCCACCGTACCTACCTATCGGGCTATCGGGGCCGGGTCACAGTCACGATCATCTGTCTGGCCTGCGGCCACAGTGGAGGACGGGTCTGCTAACCTCTAGCCGGGTGTAAAGTCCAGCACGCGCCGCTCTCTAACTCGAAGGGGGCGGCGTTTTGCTATCCAGGTACACCCTTGTGACGCCCATTTAGATTCACTGTGACGGTGTGACGGGTCTACAGAGTATAGAGAGAGAGCCACAGAGGGACACATATAGATCTCTCTCTATATCTCTATCTCTCTCTCTCACTCGTCACTTTGTATTTGGAAAATGGATTTTTGCCAGTCACACCCTTGTCACTACACCCGTCACAACTGTCGCTGCCAAGCGTCCTCGAAGTCTTGCCGCCTGTAGCCTCGTGCCTGTTTCTCATTCTCTTGGTAGAGACGCATTCGACTGGGCCGTATGTCGTACTCACGCAGGAGGCGGGCCAGATGCCAAGCGGTTAGTTCGTAATCCCGATTATGGAACTCGACATGATGCCAGCGTAGCTCCTCATTGCCGAGAAGTAGGCCAACGATGTCCTCGCTGTAGAAGGCGTCCCGATCCTCGGTGTCGAACAGTTCCTTGATGTCTCGCAGTAGTTCAATGCCCTCGCTCACCTCGAAGTGGCGAGAATGCAGGATGCGCGCTGTTTCTCGTGCTCGCTCAGGCCAGTCCATACCAAACAGGTCAGCGATAGCAAGCAATGGTTCCCAAAAGTCCATCTGGCGTGAGCTGAGGAAGTCGGGCAAGGCAGGCTCATACTCACCTAGATAGTTCTCGCATTGGACTAACCAACGTTGGTAGCGAGGAAGTAAGGGAGCCGCTGCTGCTGCCACGATGCGGTCGCGTGCTCGCTCGACCGGATCAGTTGCTAGCTTGCGGCGCATGACGATGGGAATACTGCGCCCTTCCACCGTGTCGGGTAGTAAGCCCAGCCCAGCCAGTAACTTGGGACCGAATACACCAAACTGTCGCAGCACCCAGTTAGGCTTCTCTAAGATGGAGACAGTAGCGCCACGTCTGAAGCCGGCGTCTAGCACACCACGCAGGAAGTCGTCACCCTGGCGCTGGAAGATGGTCTCCACCTCGTCAATCATCAGTGTGGGCGGCGGGCTAGTGTCGAGTCCGCGCCTGATAGCGGCAGCGGTGGCGTGCGCAGTCTGCCAGGGCCGAGCGCAGATACGACCCAGCACATCGTAGAGCGTGGTCTTACCACTCTCCTTGTCAGCGGACATCAAGTGCAGGTAGGGTGTGACTTGGGCTGCACTGATAGCGTGCGTGTGCGCGACCCAAAGCGTGGCCGCTACTGCCGCCTCGTCACTGAGGACGACAAAGCGGCGGATGTAGGAAACTGTATCGTCTAAGAGGCTAATATCGTCAGGGGTTAAGCGCTCTTGCAAAAGAACAGACCACCTTTCACTAGCCACCCTCTGGCTAAGCGCTACCACACACTTAGAGAGAGGGGCCAGTGGTAGGTGGCCAGTTCCTATGCGTATTTTAACCCAGGGAAGAGGGAAGCGCTACTCATTCAGCGCCTTTTCGTACCGCTCGATCATCGCTTGGGTCCACCGCCGCTTGCCCAGCTCCAGGTCGGAGAGCAAGGGCTGGCTCACCTCCATGCGCAGGCTCATCTCCAGTAGGGTGATCTTACGAGCCCGACGCTCTACTCGCATCTCCGCACCCAGTTCGGCAGCATTGGGCAGGTGGCCACTCCCACCACACATGGGACACGGCCCGCCAATGAGCAGCCGTGGTGCCGGCAATCCTGCGTAAGTCATACGAATCCCTCTTGACTACTTAGGTTATATGTGCATACTAGACTCGTAGTGAGGAGGAAGTCAAGTGAGTGACCCACTGCACGATGAACAGTCACCCGAATCGCGAGCTGCGTTAGAGAGACAGCTGCAGGAGGCGATAGAGGCGCGTATGCGACTTATAGATTCGTGGCCTGATAAGCGGTTCGATGAGCTGAGCCGAAAGATAAGCACGATTCGTGCGGTGCTGAGGAGGCGTGATGACTGAGTTAATAAGCAGGTCTTTGGCTGCTGAAATTCTGCGGAAGTTGGCTGACCGTCTCGAAGTCGACGCGAAGATTCGCATCACAAATCTTGAGCATCAGGATTGGGATTCACTTCGCAAAGAGCAGGTGACGATCAAATGGGAGAGGGCGCTGTGACTAACGACCCCATTGCTGACGAGGGGCGGTGGCACGTTGAGTATCGCAGTGACTCAGGCTACTTCATAACCGACGGCGTCTTAAGGTTTTTGGTCTACCTCCAAGAGACCGCCATTGAGGTACAGCAGGAACTCAACGCCCTTGAGGACGAGGTGAAGCAGGCGCGGTTCGAAATCGCTACTCTTCGTGCTCAGCTAGAACAGGCTGAGTCGTTCCACCTTACTCCCACTGAAGAGATGCAGCGAATCGACGCAGCATGGAAGGCTGAACTCGCCTCACTGCGTGCTGAGAATGAAGCAACGGAGGACGAGGTGAAGCGGTGGCGGAATGCGCTGACTGCCGTTGTTAACGCAGACATCGGTGCGGATAG